GTTCCTGTAGGCAAGAAGGCTGTTATCCGTATTTTGGGTGGTGAATGGAAGAAGCCAATCATCGCAAAAGGCAAGAAGATTAAGTTTGTCAAGTCATTTGGTGCTAAAATCAAATAGTAACAGGCTTTTTTAAAACTCCCGATATCTTTGAAATTACATGGCGATGTAGAAGTCTGTGCGTCGTGACATAGAACAAAATGCATCGCCATGTAGTAAATCTATACATAAAAGGGGTACTTTCACAAGCACCCCTTTTCATATTATACAAAAACATTATGAATGCTTATTTGAACTTTGTAACCTATTGATAACCAATACTATTAGAAATGGTCTGTTTTTATCGAGTAACAAAATAGTAACATAAAAGAGTTAAAGAAACTAAATCGCTTGTTTTACTCGCTACAAAGGTAACAAAATAAACTTGAATGCCAAATATACTTTAACCTACTTTAATTTTGTAACCATTTGTATGCCTACTGCACACCAAGCGTATACCTAAAATCTGAATATCTTACAGATTAACGAATTACATATTTTTTCACATTTGGTGGTTTCAGAAAAAGCTTCTATCTTTGCATCGTCAATGTTACGGTTGACAGACTAAAGTAGTCCTCCTTTCAAGGCGTAAGCCTACAAGATATGAACCTCTGAGTCGTTGTCCGTAACCAACACTCGGGGGTTCTTTTTTTATTCCCCTGAGTTTGAGACAAGACAAGATGGAAGACTATGGGCTAGATACCTTCCGATTCATCGAGTCTATAAATTGCAAGGAAGACCGCATGGCAAATCGTAGGAACTAATAGCAGAAGACGAGCGGAGGGGAATCTACTCCTTATGCTGCTTAGGTTAACTGATGTAGAATTATCAAGTGACCAGATGATGGGGGTTGACGGAACTCATCCATGAAATCTTAGGTTTTCTGATGCGTTCACATACGTGTGCGTTAAGGGGAAACCTAGAATCCAAAGGAATCAAAAATCTATCCATTTAAATTTTAAATAATTATATTTGGATGATTAAGTAATTAGTAGGTAACAAAAAACAAAAAATCGCTTATGGAAAATGAAGAAAAAGCAAAAGTCATTATTGACTACGACAAATATCAGGAGTTGCTGGCTAAAGCAAACCTGAATGAAAAGGCTATACAAGAAATTAAGGATGTAGCTTTCAAGGAAGGATATGATAAAGGGTATAGACTCGGTAATAGTTTATGTCAGTTAAAACTTCGCCAAACTTATTTAGGATTGTTGAAAAACTTGAATGGTTGCTTTGATGTTGTTCCTGCTTATTGTTTGTTGTTTGTAGCTTTTATGCTAATAGTTTCTTTCAAGAAAATATTAAGTCTCATGTGATGAATAGTTTTTGTTCTTTGCTTGAAGAAAAGCGGTTAGGTAATTATGAAGATAGAGTCAATCAGTTGTCAGGTCAGAACTGCTCGCAAGCAGCATGTATGTGAGTTGTTACACCTGCATCATAAAGGTGAGGATGATTGGGCTGGCTCTATGTTTAGCAGAGTGATTAAGATATTGAACGAAGTTAATAATTAAAATTTTGGCTTATGGAACTTGATATGTTGATTAGAAGTGCCCTGAGTGATGCTAATTGGTTAATTGCTAAGGGTGGCACGGATAGGGCAGAAGTCCTGAATCGTGTGCTGGGTAAGATTGATAATGTCCTGAAGGAACTGGATTGGGCAGAACTCATTGACCTCAACAAGGTGTGGCATCAGGCGAAAGATGTTATGCCGCCACGCATTTATGGCGGCAATCATGCAGACTTGCTGTGTGTGCATCAGTTCAAACCAACCTCTCATCCTATCCTTACTCATGAAGAGAACTGCCCAATTCTGGAAGAGTATTTTAAAGCGAATCCGAATGACTGGTGGTGTAGAACTGGGGATTTATTGAAGAAGGAGCATCGTGAACTTTATTGGAGATAAAGACAATGATTAGAATGATATGGAATACTCTGTATACAAAGCCTAAGAACTGGCTCTGTCGTTTGCAGACGGATAAAGTGCTGTATTTCGTGGTTAGCATGGTGCTGGTGCAAATGATATTCTTTTTGACCTATAACTTATGGCTCGCTACTTTGGCTACATTCGTTATAGGTATCTTCAAGGAGGTGGTGATTGATAAGCAAGTCAGCAAGGAGAAGGTGGATGCCGATGATATGTGGGCATACATCTTCGGTGTGTGTGCAGGATTGATTGCGCTGGTAGTTGGTGCTGCATTGATTCACATTCATGAATGGTTATGGTGTAATTGGATATAGATATATTAATTAAAATTTAAGATTATGAGTGAATTATATTGGTTAGGTGTTTTGGGCAACTTACATAGTTGTGGTGAAGTTGTTGTTCTTTTATCTATTTTGGTGTTATGTGGTTTAGGTATCTGGACAATTATTGTTGGTGATGAATATGATGAACCTTTTGAAAAGATAAAAAGAATGTTTAAGCGTTCTATATATGCTTTTGTGTTTGGAGCAACTATTTGTATATTTATCCCTTCTACAAAGAATCTGCTTATCATCTATGGGGTAGGTGGCACTATTGATTATCTCAAAGAAAACAAGGATGCAAATAAGATTCCTGATAAGTGCATTAAGGCTCTTGACAAGTATCTTGATGATGCGTTGAATGAAGATAAAGACAAAGATGAGGAGTAACTATGGTATCAGAATCAGCTAGATATTATCAGACTCATCCAGCAGCTAGGGAGCGAAAAAAGCGTTATGATACTCGTTTCGAGTCTTCTCCTGCTCAGAAGGCTAAGCGTAGGGAATTGGCTCGGCATAACGCTGCTCACGATAAAAAGTATGGGGCAGCTTCTCGCAAGGGTATGGATGCTTCACATACCAAATCAGGAATCAGGTATAAGCCTTCATCGGTGAATCGTGGTTCCAAGACGGATATGGCTGGGGATAGAAGGGCTAGAGGCTGTCGCTGATAGTGAATAAAAGAATAGGGAGTGCTCACGCATTCCCTATTTCGTTATCCTAACAATCTTAAAACCTATAAACCAAAAAACCTATGAAAAAAACAAACGTTCTTTTTATGAATTACATTTTATCCTTCCTCTTCCGACATCTGTCTCAACTTCTCGGTGAGGGCATTGTGAACCTCACGCTTATCGTCAAGAGTGACGGTCTGTAGCTTAGGGCAGTTGAACTCCAGTATCTTGATGAATGATGCTACCTTATCCTTCGGCTCGCACGCATTCCAAGCTGTCATGAAATCATCCCATGCCTCTCTAGAAAAGTCGGCACACAACTCACGAAACTCCTTGTTGATAGGAGATTCGTAACCTTTCTTCTTACCACCAGTCTTTGCCCGACCTTTCTCGAACTGACCTTTTGTATTTCTATCTACTGCCATTGACTTAACTATTTTGGTGCAAAGATAGTAATTATTCGGCAAACGGAAACTTTATCCGTTAACTTACCTACCTAAATAAACGGATAAAATACGAATCTCGGATGGTATCAGTATCTTTGTACCATTATTAATAATTTTAATTTTCATATATATGATAGGTGCATTAATAGGTGCTGGGCTTGGGCTTGCAAGCAGTATTGCTGGCGGTATAGCTAACCGCAAGGCGAGAAAAAAGCAGGAGCAGATGATTGCCCAGCAGCAGAGAGAAAATCAGGCATGGTATGACAGAACATACAATGCCGACCCTACCAAGCGTGCTGATACGGTTCGTTTGCTCACTCAGATGCAGGAGCAGATTAAGAACAGAAACAAGGCAGCAAAGGGTAGACAAGCGGTGATGGGTGGTACGGAAGACTCCACTACTGCGGTAAAGGAGGCAAACAACAAGACTCTTGCTGATACTACCTCACAGATTGTAGCTGCTAATGATGCCCGAAAGGATAACATCGAACAGCAGTATATGAACAGAAAGAACCAGTTACAGAACCAGCAGATGAGTATTGATGCTGAGAAGGCTGCCGATACTGCCAATGCGGTTGCAGGTGTGGCTGGTACTGCTGCCAACATCGCTGCAACTATTGATAGTGGTGCTGGTGGTGCGAAGAAGGCACCGAATATGAATGTGACTCAGGAGCAGTTGAATGGTATCGCTAAGGACTCAAATGATGTTCTTGGCTTGAAGGCTAAGGCTACGGCTCTTCCTTCTGAGGGTGACTTGAATAGCCTTGGGGCTAAACTTCAAAAGATTAAAGCATAGCCTATGAAAGCATCAGATATGTTACGAAACAATAATGGCTTGAAGACTACACAGAGTGTTCTCAACAAGCAGCAGAGTGGGGTGGATGCCGCTCAGAAGGTGGCACAGACTCAGGCTCCAGTCTTCACCCAGCAGCAACTTGATGCGGCTGGCAAGAAGGTTGACCAGATGAATGCTGCCACTCCTCAGAATGAAACACCTACGATGAAGGCGGCTAGAGAGAAGACTATCGCTACTCAGCAAGCTATCGCCAATGGTGTAGATGTGAATCAGGGTGCGCCAAGTGATGAGGAGGATAAACCATCTGTTCCTATCGTGAAGAAGGAGGAGCCGAAACCTCAGCCTAAGCAGCTATCTTATGCTGATATGTATAAGATATTGAATCCTGAAATGAATGAGACCGCTGAGCAGAGGGCGAACAGAGAGAAGAAGGAGCGTGCAAAGGCTCGTATCGCTGCTACTGGTGATGGTCTTCGTGCGCTCGCCAATATCTTTTTTGCTACCAATGGTGCCAAGGTGGTACACAATCCTGAGTCGGATATGACTAAGGCGGTGAATAAACGCAAGGCTTATATGGATGCTCAGAGAGAGAAGAATCGGGCATCATGGCTGGCAGGGTATCAGAGGGCACTCGCTCTTGATGAGGAAGCTCGGAAGAATAACCTGACTCTTGCAGAGCAGATGAGGTATCACGATATGCAGAACGAAATCAACAAGGTGAAGAATGACCAAGGGCAGCAGAGAATTGACCAAGGAAACAGAAGGCTTGACCTTAGTGAGTTGAAATATACCAATGATGTAGAGTATAAAGATAATCAGTTGAAGATTAAGAAGATGCTTGCTGATGGTCAGATAAGCCATTGGGCTGCTCAGGATGCACTTGCTAGACTGCGAGAAGGACGAATTTCTAATAAGGCTCAGAAATCTTCTGGCGGTAATCAAACTACTGCTGGTTATTGGTATGAGTATTACGACCTGATGGACACTCCTGAGGGGCAGAAGAAGATTAATGAACTTAAAAGAAAGTTGAGAATCAAGAATGTTACTCAGACTAACGTGAGATACATCATGGATAGATTGAAAGGTAGAAGCAGTTCTGCTGGAGGTGGTAAACCGTCTGGTGGCGGCAAGCATACAACACATAAGGCTGGCGGTTCTTCGGCTGGTGGCAAGAAGAAGACTGGCGTAAAATGGTAACAGAATTGGTAACAAGAATTTGGTAACAAACAAATATATATATCATGGCAGAAAGACCATTATACACTTTATACAAGAATCTGAAAGCACAGAACTATGATGTGCCAGATGATTACAATAAGTTTGAGAGTGCTCTGACAAGAGACGGAAAGGGCGGTGCTGATAACAGACACGCTATCTATGAGAACTTGAAGGCTCAGAACTTTGATGTTCCATCTACTTATGAGCGTTTTTACTCTGCACTCTTTGAACCTCGTAGTAAGACTTCATCTAGAGCGAAGGGCGGTAGTGTTCCTATGAGTGCTGCTGACCGTGCTCGTTTCTCTGCTGGGGCAGCAGCTATCTCGGCTAGTGCTCAGCAGACAATGAACAATGCTGGCAGATACAATAGACTGAAACAACGCAAGCAGAAACAGCAGAAGGATTTCGGTCGTGTGAACTTGGGTACACACCAAACTCCTTATGGTGGTGATACAAACAACGTGGTGAAGGATGATTTCTCTTACAACCCTGAGACTGGAAAGACTGGCGCATACGTTACATCGGACAATGAGAATGTTTATTCTCTTCCTGAAGCTGAGCAGACGCAAGCTATCCTAGATGAGCAGAATAACGCTTATCAGCAAGCGGTAGATACAGGTGAGATACCATCTGTTTTAGATGTTCGTGACAAGAATGGTAACTATGACTTGCAGGAGAACATCGGCAAGAATGGAACCTACCTTACTGAGGAGGGTGCTCAAAAGCAGTTTGATAAGAAACTGGCTGATGCCTATGCTCGCAAGAAGGAGATAGAAGCTGCTATAGCGGAAGACCATCGTCTGCATGGTAATCCTCTGCTCTCTTATAGTGCTAGCATAGGTGCAAGTAACGGAAGAACTGCTGAGCAGAATGATTATAGCAATAAGTTGGCAACCTCTCTCGCTCTGGTCAACCAGCAGATTGGTGCGCTTGAAGCGGTGAAACAATACCCTACAAGTAGCTGGGGTGAGGATGCCTTGAAGGCTCTTGACAATACAGCCTTTACTGCCAAGACATGGGATTTCGGTCTGACTGACTTCGCTACCATGGGGCAGATGGAACGTATCAAGACAAAGATGGATAACAACATTCCTCTCTCAGGTTCTGATAAGATGCTCCTGAAGAGTAAACTTGGTGCGGATGCTGCTGCGGCTCTCGAAGACGAGAAGATGGGTAACGTCTATCGTTGGACGAAGATTGCAGGGCAGAGTCTCCCATTTATGGCTGACTTCTTCCTGACTGGTGGCTATGGTGGCATTACCAAGGGCATCAGTCGTGGAGCCTTGAAATTTGCTGCTAAACGTGGCATGGGAAAGGTGAGTGCTGCAATCTTGAAGAACACTGGTATCGTGGCTGGCGATGTAATTGGCTCGTATGCAATGGCTGGAACTGAGCAAGCGTTGAAGACTGGTGCTGACATCATGCAGCGACATCTTGGTAATCTGTATCAGGATGAGAAGGGTGATTATAAGTTCGGTACTTTCGATGATAACGGAAATCTCCTGCATGAGGGTGGCGAGTCTATGGGTACTGCTCTCTATAAGGGCATGACCTCTGCTATGGTAGAGAACTATACTGAAAAACTCTTCGGTCACAACTATGGTATCAAGAAGGGTGCTGTCAACTTCATGGAGAAACATGGTATGAATGCTTCTGCTGAGTTCTTCAAGAATATCGGCAAGAGTGGATGGTACACCAATTCCAAGAAGTGGATGGAGAAATTCGGTATCAATGGTTTCGGTGAGGAAGTGATGGAGGAGGAAATTGGCATTCCTCTTCATGCTCTATTGGATGGAGATAATAAGTTCTCTGACCTTCTTGATACTAAACAGCAACTTGACATCATCGGTGGTATGGCTATCTCTGTTGGTTCTATGTATGCGATGGGTGCTGGTTCCCGACCAGTAAAAGGTATCTACAATCGTGCTCAGTACTACCGATTCCGCAACAAGGTGAACGTGGCTGATAGTGATGCACAGAACATTATTGGCGATAACTGGGCAGACATTAAGGATAAGATAGACAATGCAACCAACGAGCAGATGGGTAGTGTGCTGGCTGGCATTCTCCGTCAGAGAGATACCATGACCAAGGAGCAGATTAATGCTGCTGTTAACTATGGTGTGAACCTTATGAAGATGCGTGGCTACAATGTTGCTAAGACTGCTGAAATGAATGCCAAGGAGATTACCAATGAGCCTACAACTCCTGAGGAGCAGCATCAGACAGATATTGATAACGCTTATTCTGAGGGGCATGATGCTGATGATGCAGACAAACATGATATTCAGATTCAGCAGGAAGACCAGATGAAGACTCTTGCAGCAGCATTGGGTATCTCTGAGCAGCAGCTATCTGCCATGAGTGATGAGGAACTGGAATCCCTGACTGGGCAGGATGATAAACTTGACCAAGCTATCTATGACTACCAGTTGTCTTCTGCCCGATACCAAGGTGTGGTTGATGATGCACAAGACAAGGTTGACCTTGCTGCTCATCAGGCAGAGCAGAGAGTGGATATGTACACAGACCAGAGTCGTGGTTCTGTCCGTAACGCTACTATCAAAGCATCAGGCGGCTTGGAAGACTATGGTGTCTATATTATCAGTGGTAATATTGCTACTCATGATGATGGCTCCATTGATGTAAGCAATAGCGATGATATGATTCTCTACTATGACCCGACAACGAATAGCGTAGAACATGCATATGCATTGATGTTCGCTGAACTGGGTGAAGAACTCCCTGCTGATGATGTGAAGACTCAGGCGGTAGCTGATGCAAAAGAGAATGCTATCAAGGAAGTGGCTGGCATCATTGATGGAACCGTTGAAGTAGGCTCCCAGTTCAATGTGACTGATACTGATGGTTCTGAACATACCTATGAGGTGTTGGCTGACTATGGTGATGGTACTGCTGCTATCTCTATAGATGGTAACGTGGTGGAGAATCCTTATTCGCTTGCAGACTTGCAGCAGATGAAAGACTTAGAAGACCAGAAGAGACTGGAAGCTGCCAAGGCTGAGCGTGAGCAGATGGAGAAGGAACGTGCTGCCCAGCAGACTCAGGAGACTGAGCAGTCTCAACCTTCGTTTGATTTCAATCAGATTCTCAATGATAATGGTAACGTGGTACTCGTTGATGTGCTCGACAAGGATGGTAATACCAAATATCCTGATTCTAGATTGTTCCTCATTCGTGATGCTGGTGCCAAGGCTAAGGTAGTTGAGTTGAAAAGTGATGGTACTATTGTTCCTCATGCTGTGAGCAAAGAAGATGTGGCTACAATCTCTTCTATGTCGCTCGATGAATACAAACAAGCTATGCCTGAATCCTCAATGATAGAGGATAATAGTGGAGAAGAATCTGATGAGGATTCTCTGCTGGAAAATCTCGGTTTGCCTAAAGGTAGCGAAATCTGGATGAGTGGCGATGGTTTCGGAAGACCAAAGGAAAACACTCTATCAAAAGTTGTCGGTATTGATGAGCAGGGCAGTATCATCCTTGAAGATAAGGATGGCAAAAAGTGGTCTGCATCATTTGATTATATCAACAACCATCGTGAGCTTCCACCTTTGGATGAGAATACCAATATCGTTAATGAGGAGAATAATCAATCGGAATCAAATGCCGAGGAGAATACTCCTGCTACTGAGCAGACTCCTGCCATTACTCTTGAAGATGGAACCATCGTGCCTATGTTGGAGGATGGCAATCCTGACTTCTCGAAACTGACAGCCGCACAGACTGCTGAGTTGTATGATACTCAGTTCGGTGAGGATGCAGATAGTATCGTATCTGGATATGTGTCTGATGCAAAGAAGGCACTCGACAAGGCTAGCAACATGACCGTGAAGGGTAAGACTTTTGTGGAGCAGAAGGCTGCTAAGGATGCCAAGGAGAAGGCTATTGCTGATGCTCAGGCGGCTTATGACTCTGCTATCGCTATCCGTGATGCTTATAATGAGCGACAACTTGCCAAGGTGGAAGATACTGCTGATGGTAGAAAGGAACTCATTGAGAAGGCAAGAAGAAAGTTCGCTCGCTTGAAGAGTGCTGTGAAGGATGATGCTGAGGCTGTATCACAACTCTACCGAGATACCATCGGTTCTCTCCTTCATCGTCTGTATGATGGTACTGGCATTGACGTGACTGATACAACTCCGCTTACTGCTGAGGAGTATGTGGCTAGCAACCTCGGTGCTCATTCTCTCAACTATGAGGGAACAGAGACAAGCAAGGGTGTTAAGCAAGAGACTGGATTGAGCAGAGAAGACTTTGCCAAAACTCAGTTGCTCGCTGCTGATGGCAAGGGAACCACTATTGATGCGCTCGTTCATAGCTTGTGGGAGAACCGTCCATCCAACCTTGAATCACTCGACACTCAGGATATTCGTAACGCACTTATCGGTGTACTCAATAGCGGTTTCAAGGCATCGGAAGCAAGGAATTTTGTTGAAAATATTCGCATTGCTCAGGCAGAGAACAGACTTGAAGAGCAGAAACGTGCTCAGGAGAATGCAGTCTATGCTGAGCAGCACAAGGCTGAGCCAGAGGCTGAGTTGAAGGCGAAGTCGGATGAAAAGGCTGAGTTGAAGGCGAAGTCAGAGGCGAAGTTGGATAATGAATCGTCTAATGAATCTAATGATTTGGATAATGATTTGGATAATGAGAAGAAAAATGACAATATAAATGATAATATAAATGTTCCTGAGGATGCTACTGAAGAAGCACCTTTAGGCGCACAGCGTGATGAATCTGACCTTCCTTTCTCTGCCAAGGAGAATGGCAAGCAGCAGACAATTGCTGAACGTGCTGCTGACGTAAAGAAGAATAAGGTGGATGATATGAAGGTCGTTGACAATATCGTGGGCGAGAAGACTCGCAAGGCTTTCGAGAGACTGGCTAAGATGATGGGTGCTAACATTCAATGGCAGTACTCAGACAAGTTGGGCAACGGCTGGATTCAGGAGACCACGGATGCCGATGGCAATGTTCATCGTACCATCTTCATCACTCTTGACTCTTCTATCACGGAAGGTGCTCAGTTTATCTTCGGTCACGAAATGACCCACCAAATCAAGAACCTGAACCCTGCTGCATACAATGAGTTGACTCAGCTTGTGCTTGATACCTATGGCTCTGATGCCTTCGATAAGGCGGTAGATGAGACCATGCATAGATATTCTGATGCTGGATTCTCTGGACGTACTAGAAATTACTATGCTGAGGAGGTTGTTGCTGATGCGGTAGGCGAAATGATTCGTGACCTCAACTTGGCTCACACTCTCGCTATGAAGATGTCTCATCCTCTGCTCGCTGCTATCCATGAGATATTGCAGAAGATTAAGTTGGCATTCTTTGGTACAGAGTATAGCGATGTGACTAAGAACATCATCCGCTCCATCGAACAAGCCTATGTGAAGACTGCCAATGGTGAGGTGACAAACTCTGAGACTGGCGAAGATGTTTCATTCTCTCTCCGTCAGAAGCCTGAGCCTAAGAAGAAGGGTATCGGCTACAAGGTGTTCGTATTGAAGGATGGCAAATTATATCCACCAATGGTAGCGAACCCTGATGGTGCTGCTACTCCAGTAGGTGTATGGCTCGATGCTGATGCGGCTCCTATTGCAGGAGAAAGCAAGACTGGCAGACCTCAGGTAAAGCAGGGCGGCAAGGGAACACAAGGCGGTAGCGGTAAGCTAGCCTATAGACCAGGCTGGCATCTTGGTGTAGTGCCTTACGCTATCCAGTTCAACCGCAAGGATGCTGAGGGCAACAAGACTCTCTTCCCTAAGAACTTCGTCTTCGCTGAGGTGGAGTATGCCGCTGATGTAGATTATCAGGAGGAAGCTCGCCAAGAGGGTATCAATCCATCGGGAAAGTATCAGCATTCATTAGCTGGCTTGAAACATCTGCCTACTGATGGCTATTATATGTATCGTACCAATCCGAACCCTGAGACTGACCCTTGGGTGATTACTGGTGCGATGAAGGTGAACCGTATCTTGACAAGAGCAGAGCAAGCGGAACTTGTGAAGAGCGCTGGTCGTGAACCTCAGCAGATTCAGGAGGGTGATATTGTTACTGATGATGTTGTGAATAGCATCAATCAGGAGATAGCTGATGCTCCTAAGTTCTCGTTGAAGGTGTACCATGGTAGTGGTGCTGACTTCACAGAGTTTGACTTCGACCACATGGGCGAGGGTGCTGGCTCCCAAGTGTTCGGTTGGGGTGGATATGTTACATCTTCCAAGAAGATTGGTAAAGATTATGCAGCTGTAGGTCAGCAGAGTGCTGAAAGCAGACACGCATATTCAGAAGATACACCTGTTGAAGCTGCTGTAAGTGCTATCTTAGGGCAGGATATATACAACAATCAAGCAAAAACGTTTGAGCAGAAAAAGGCACAGGCTATTAAGAATGCAGAAAACTCTATTGTTAACTTTAGTAATATGCTCAATAACTCGAATGAACTTGACGAAAAGAGCAAGAAGTTCTTGAAGGAGAGCATTGAGGCTGATAAAAAGAAACTTGAAATCCTTCGTACTCTGACAGAGGAGCAGTATAAAGAGGAGTATATAAAGCAAGGTCGTGCCAAGAACCTCTATGAGGTAGATATTCCTGATGATAATGGTAGTAACTATCTGGATTGGGATAAGCCTTTGAGTAAAAAGCAGCAGGATGCCATTCGTGAAGGGTTGGAGCATCTTGGTGTAGATATTAAGAAGTTAGAAAGCAAAGGTCAGTCTTTAGAGAGAACCGGCGAAAATGTTTACAATAGTACTCTGTATATTGGGTTAACTGGAACAGAGTATGATTTGCCTGAAAAAACTAAAGGAATAAGCAAGTTCCTTTCTTCTGTTGGTTTTACTGGTATTAAGTACAAGGCTGGACGTAACTTCGGTGGTGTTAAAAAGGGCGATGTCAACTATGTTATCTTCAAGCCTGAGGATATGAAAATCACAGAGCACACCAAGTTCTCTCTCCGTTTGAAGTCTGCTATTGAAGAAACAGAAACCAATCCATCTGACGCACAGAAGGAGAGTGGCAACTACAAGAAGGGACACATCAAGTTCGGTGGCTACGATTACACTATAGAAAATCCAAAGGGTTCAACTCGCTCAGGAAAGGATGCCGATGGTAAAGAATGGAAAGTTACCATGCACGATACCTATGGTTATATCCGTGGCAAGTTTGGCAAGGATGGTGACCATTTGGATATGTTCATCAATGACAAAGCAGACCTTGATAATTGGGATGGTGATGTGTTTGTCGTTGACCAAGTGAATCCTGATGGCTCGTTTGATGAGCATAAGGTAATGTATGGCTATGACTCCATGGATGATGCCAAAAAGGCTTATCTCGCCAACTATAGCGATGGTTGGCAAGGTCTTGGCAATATTACTGGAGCAAGCAAGGATGAGTTCGACAAGTGGCTTGATACGAGCAATCGTAAGTTAAAGCCATTTGCAGACTATGCTAAAGTAAAGTTCTCGTTGAAGGATATAAAGCCAGTAGGTGTTGGTGCTTTCGGAAATATATACAATCAGTTCCGTGGTAAATCTAAAGCAGCTATAGAGTTTTTGAAGAAACTTGGTAGCGGTGAGGCAACTGCTGCACTACATCATCATACTATTGGTGATATATCTTTGGTATGGGGAGATAAAAAGACTGGTCTTGATAAGATTCTGAGAAAGCATCCTGAGGTCGTTGACAATTTGCAGTCTATCATAGATAGTATGGAGGTTGTTCAGGAAAGCGACAATCGTATCAAGTTGGAATCACCTACACACTTTGCTGTTGTAAGTAAGGAGTATAAGGGTGAACCTAGAGAACAATGGTTGTTGACTGCATACGAGAAAAGAGAATCCTTGGAAAATGGCAAGAGTATGGACACTGCCACTTCTTCGTTGGGAGGTGACACAGCTCTCTCCCAATCCAAGGAATCTGCTGCAAAGATAGACAATTCTTCTGAAACTGCCAAGGAAAATGGCGAAAAGTTTTCATTGAAGGATGAAAAAACTCTTGCAGGAGTGCATAACATTACTGAGGAGAAGCTGAGAAAGGCTTTGAAACTGGGTGGCTTTGCCAATCCTTCTTTGGCTGTGATTGATACCAACAAGAGTGGTCACAACAACTTTGGAGAGATTTCCTTCATCGCTCCTTCTGCCCTTTTGGATAAGCGTACTGGCAAGACTGGTGGTACATGGATAACTGATGCTTATACTCAGCGTTATCCTTCCGTAGAGCGGCAAATGAGCGAAAAGGGCAGTCAGAAGTTTGAAGACTGGGTTGACAGCCTTGAATACCCTAGTGCTGCTAAGGCAGAGATTAAGAGACAGACCAAGGATGTATTGGAAGACAATGGTGTTCCTGCTTGGGAGTTGATGTATCTTAAAGAAAAGGGCATTGATATTAAAGCGTATGATTCTAATGTTGATTATCGCTGGAAAGAGATTATCAATGACCATCCTACTTCCGAGGATATTCTGAGCAGTATGCAGAATGACCCTGAACTGAAAGAAAAGGTTACAAGTCTGGCTAAGCATGCCATCATTTACCCTACTTGGGAAAAGGTTTCTTTGGAGGTAAGAAGAAAGATGTATAAGGAGACTGGCGTTAAGGCTAGCCCTATCAATCCACAAGTAAGAAAACAGACTAAGGAAATCTTTGAGCGTGACTATAAATCAACCTTGCTTAACAAGGACGGAAGTCCAAGAAAAAAAGATGTGAAGAAGGTTGTTGAGGATATTGTGAAGGAGCATAACGATACCAAGAAGTATGACTTCTATCTGTCTAAGGTGAAGGCTAGTAATTACGTCAACAAGAATGGTCTTTATGATGATTACATCAGATGGCAGGAGAACAAACTGGATGAGTTCGGAACGAAGAACCGTATCTTCCGTGGCTATACTAGGGATGGTTCCCGAAAGTATGTGCCTGAGACTCTTGAAAATGTTTCAAAGGCTATGAGGGAAGAAGCAGATGGGCAGACCAATGGAAGCGAATATACCTCGTTTGGTAGCTTTATCGCAAAGTTGGCTAGTCGTGTTGATTCTACAGACGAAATGCGTGCCAACAAGGATAAGTTGTCTTCTAATAAGGATAAGGAAGAATTTTACGAGAAATGGAGTGAGGTTTATTATGACCTTGCCAAGTTCTTGTATAATGATGTGTTCTATGGTGAGCAGAGACTTCATGATATTGTATTGCAGTCTGACCCTAAGAAGTATGCCAAGAAAGAATATGGCATTACCCTTACTCCTACCTTCATGAAGAAACTGGATGCCTTGAAGAATGCAGTACAGACAGAGTTGAAGAGTGCGTACTTTGAGACTAAGTACAACAGACCGCTACGTCTAAACGAGTTTGCTGCTGTCGTGGTTCCTGATAACTTGGGAGAAGATGTACGCAAGGGCATAGAGAATGCTGGCTTACCAATGTATGACTACGACCCGAATAAGGAAGGTGACCGCAGTCGTGCCTTCAATGAAGCTATCAATAGCAGCGACAATATCCGATTCTCTCTCGCTGGTGAGCGTGGTGCGGCTGCTGCTGACAAGGCAGAGGAACGTACCTTCCGTATGGATAATCTCTCTGTGGCAAAGGATATGGAGAAGAACAAAAAGAAGGCTAAGGCTATCAAGGCAGCTACTGGCTGGGAGCGTGGTGCTGATGGTAAGTGGAGATACGAAATGCCTGATGTTGTTCTCCGTGACCCGAAGGAATGGGTGAATAAGAAGACTCTGACTCTCTCTGATATTGTAGAGAAACCAAACGATTTGTTTAAGGAATACCCTGAGTTGTTTGATGCTTATCCTGAATTGAAGGACATGAAGATTTTGAAGGGTAGAGCAAAGAGTGGTGGTGTCTTCTATAATAATGCCATTACGCTGAACCTTGGAGATATTCGTGAGGCTATAAAGTACGACATGGACACACACTATAAGTTGGCGAATAATAGTCTGAAAAAGACCTTGGTTCACGAGATTCAGCACTATATTCAGGATAAGGAAGGCTTTGCACAAGGCGGCAATAATGAAATGATAATTGACAAGAATGCCTTGGATGCTATCGCCAAGTTGAGGGCTGAAAAAGATGCAGTAGCAAAGGAGTTCTATGCCATGTCTCCTGAGGAGCAGCAGAGACGAAAGTACGAAATCAATAAAAGATACAACGACCTTACCAAGCAGATTGAGAGATTGGAGAAGTCTAGCAGAATCGGATATGATGGCTATAATCGTCTCTCTGGCGAGGTGGAAGCTCGTAACGTATCTTCCCGATTGAACATGACTCCTGAGGAGAGAAGAAAAACTCTCGCTGAATCTACTGAGGACGTGGCTCGTAAAGACCAGATTTTCTTGGGTGTTGGCGATGTGTCCTTCTCTCTGCGTGATATGGCTGACGGAAAGGAGAGTGGTGCGGCTGATATGGCTGAGGACTTGAAGAGTCTGAACACTCCTGATGAGGTGGATGATGCTATCAAGACTGCCATTGATGATATGCCGAGCGGATGGCAGATGGCTAACAAGAAGATGATTCATATTGCTCAGGCTCTGGGCGAGAATCGCAAGGCAGAGATTGCTGGCGAGGAACCTAAGTTCTCCCTGAAGGATGGTTCACTCATTAAGGCTGGAACCTATTTTAGTGGTGGTGGTCTTGTTGAGGAAGGCTTGAAGGGTATCATCGACCCAGTGGTGGCAGTGGAGTATGACGAGAAGATAAGCGGTGTTTATCGTAACAACTTCGGGCAGCACATCGTTACTGCTGATGTTCGTGATGTTGACCCTAAGGAGTTGGTGAAGCAGATTGATGGCGAGGTAGAGTACTTCCATGCCAGCCCAGTCTGCAAGAACTACTCTCAGGCGAAGAGTAACCATGCTGAGGTGGAACTTGACAAGGAGACTGCTGCTAGTACTGCCGAGTTTATCAATGCCGTTAAGCCAAAGGTGGTGACTATTGAGAATGTGAAGGGATATAAGGATTCGGATGCCATGAAGACTATCACGGATGCGCTTGATGCCAACGGATATACTTGGGATGCAGATGTGTATAATGCTGCTGACTATGGCGGCTACACCAACCGAGAGAGATTGATTGTCCGTGCGGTTCGTGATGGTAAACTTCCTGCCAAGCCAAAGAAGATGGCACACAAGAGTGGATGGTATGAAGTTGTGGCTGATATTATCCCGACCCTGACCGAGAAGAAGAATGGCGTGGCTCCTTGGATGGATATTCGCTTGAAGGCTGATGGTATTGACTGGCGAAACATTGACAAGCCATTGTATGTGATGGGTAGTGCTTATGCTGATGGCAAGGTTCCTCATGCTTTTGCTGATGAACTGCTGCCAACACTCAGAACCAAGAGTGGTGACGTGATTGTGATGCCGGATGGCAAGGTATATCGTGCCATGGGCAGAGTGCTCGCTAGAGTATCAGGAGTGAGCGATGATTACAAGATGCCATTCTCTGAGAACCTGAGTCATACCATCATCGGCAACGGAATCCCTACCCAGTTGACCGAGCATGTGATTGCTCCTCTGCTTACTGGCTCTGACCCTAAGTTTAGCATCCGTACCTATCATGGTACTGGTGCTAGCTTTGACAAGTTCGATTTATCTCATGCCTTGGAAGGCGAGGGAAGTGAGAGCTTCGGGCATGGTGTGTATGTTACCAACTCTAGCAAGATTGGACGTGAGTATGCCCAGAGGGCAAAGAATAGAAAGATGGAAGACCTCTATAAAAATATGCGCTACCCTGATGGGGTGAAGGGCGATATTTTCAAGAGAAGAGTCTTTGGTGAAATGGTGAACGATGTGGCTACTGGCGGTAGTGTAGCAAGTGCCAAGGAGTTTGCCAAGAAACGTGTCGGTGCTGATGCCAACGATATTCAGCGTACCCTTGAAAACTTGAAGGATAGAGAGAAGGGAACAGAATACGAGCAGAACTTGAAGGATAGACTTGCAGAGTATAAGGAAGGTTTGAAGTGGATTGATTCCCTTGATGAAGACTATCTGACTCAGGGAAATGCAAACCGTTACGATGTGGATATACCTGATGATAATGGCAGCAACTATCTGGATTGGGAAGGAACGATTCCTGATTCTTTGGATAAGCAGAAGGTGGCAGAAGATGCCTATAAGGTAGTATCAGATAATCAAGGTTTCAATGATTTCAAGGCTACTCCTCTTAATGATTTCATTGCTCATACATTGAAGACTTATGTTAACACAACAGATGTGGCAGGAAGAGTTGAGAAACTGAAATCAGATATTAAGGATGTGATTGAGAATTATGTGGCAGATGATGATGTACTTGCTTTAAACGAGTATTTGAAGGATGCTACTCCTGATGATGTACTCGCTACCATCTGGTACAATGACCTAGTTAGAGATATTAAGGATGCTGACCTTGGTGAGGAACTTTACAGAAAGTTGAGTACTTATGTAGGTGATAATGCAGCCAGTCAGATTCTTTCTGATAATGGTCTTGTCGGTATCAAATATCCTGCTGGCATGATTCATGGCGGTGCAAAGGAAGGCGATTACAACTATGTGATATTCGATGAGAACAATGCCAATATCGTGGGGAATACCCGATTCTCCTTGCGCTACGACCAGTTTGAGCATGACCTGAACCAGTGGAAGAAGGATAATAATCTGCCTAAGGATGCCCAGCGACCAACCATCCCGCAACGTAACGCTGGCGAGAGTGCCGTTGATTTCCTGAGGAGAGTGGACGAGTATCGCAAACAGATGGCTTTGTGGAAGACTGCTCCAACCTACGAGCAGCATCTTCTGAGTGATGATACTGCCCTTGGAGAGTTCAACCGAGAGTTGCAGCGTGGTTCTGTTCTGAAGCGTATCGCCTTCCAAGATAGTATGCTGGCTATCCGTAAGGCTCAGGAAGCTATCATGAAGGAAGTGGGTGTTGACCGCCTGAACATGGCTGAGGATGCCTATACTGCCGAGAACCGCAGTCATGGCAAGGGCAAGAACGAGTTTGAGGAGTACAATAATGAGTTCTTGCAGCCACTTAGAAAGGCTTATCATCAGATGAAGAAGGTACTGGGCGATAGCTATGATAATGTCCGTATCTACATGATGGCTAAGCATGGTTTGGAGCGTGATGCTCAGATGGCATTCAAGAAGTCTTTGGAAGCTGACTATGAGGACGTGGCTCAGAGAAGTGCGGCATACAAGGCTTATAAGGGCGATATGAACCGTATTATTAATGATAGCGACTTGGAGTTTGGCAGAGTAGACTTCACTACTTGGAGACAAAGAGACAATGCGCTCATGGCGAAATATTCTCCATCATATATGGACTATCGCTACGACAAGAATGGTATTGTCTACGATTACTCAGGTTTGTCTGCTCTCTTTGACGGCTCAGACTTTGAGGAAGCTGCCCACAAACTGGTAAAGGATATTGAGAGTAAGTATGTAGCTGAGACTCACAATCTCTGGGATGCAACGAATGCGGCTACCAAGAAGATTCTCCGTGATGGCTATAAGGCTGGCATGATGAGCAAAGATACTTATCAGTATGTGCGTGATATGTATAGCCATTATATTCCTCTCCGTGGTTGGGATGGTACTACTGCCGACCAAGTATGGGACTATATCGGTGGCGGCAAGGGTGCGTTCAATCAGACCTTGAAGAAGGCACATGGACGAACCTCTATCGCTGATGACCCTATCGCATACATCGAGAACATGGCAGAGAGTGGAATCCTGCTCAACAACAAGAACTGGGTGAAACAACACCTGATGCTCTTGGCTCAGAATCATCCTGCCTCTCTTCTTACCCTGAGCAAGGCTTGGTACGTGAAGAGTGTGGATGATAATGGCAACGAGGAGTGGATTCCTGCTACACCTCAGATTACTTCTCAGATGGATAGCAATCAGGTGAAGGCTGCCATTGATGCTTTCGAGAAGAAAATGGAGAAGATGGCTCAGACTGGCGATGCTACTCAGAAGAGAGACGGATTGAACATAGCCTATCCTCAGACTCACAGCGAGGAGAGAGAACATGAGGTGCGAGTGATGAAGGATGGCGAGGAGTACGTTATCTATGTGAATGGTGACCCTCAGTTGGCTCAGGCGATGAACAATACCAGAGCACACCGAGTAAGAGAAATTCAGAGCGGCAAACTTGATAGGGCTGCTGCTTGGTTGGGCAGAAAGATGGCTGCTGCCTACACCAGTCTTTCACCTCTCTTCATCCCTTCCAACTACTTCCGAGACCTGACTATGACTCTTGCATCTACCGCTATTCGTGAGGATGCAAAGTACAACTATCTGCTCAGAAAGAATCTTGCTACCTCTTGGAATCTCGGTTTCATGCTGAGAGACTATCAGAACGGCAAGTTGAGAGATAAGGTAAACAACGGAAACGCTACACCAAAGGAACAGATGTTCTATGACTTCATGATGAATGGTGGCGAAACTGGATTTGTCTCTTCGCTTGATGTGGAAGACTTGAAGAAGAAATTCAAGAATGACTTGAAGGATTTGGATAGATGGAAGACTAACCCAGTAAAGGTAGGGCACACCATCATGGATGGCATTGAGTTCCTGAACAGAGCAATCGAGGATAGTAACCGATTTGCGGTTTACATGACCTCTATTCAGTATGGACGTTCCATTGATGAGGCTGTGAATGATGCCAAGGACGTGACCCTGAACTTCAACCGCAAGGGTACTGGCGAATATGGCTGGCAGATGATTAGAAATCTCTATCTCTTCATCAACCCAGCAGTACAGAGTTTGCAGACCTTGGGTGCGCTTGCTAAGCATCATCCTTTTAAGTTCTCGGCTGTTACTGCATCATGGTTGGCGAGTGGTGTACTCGTACCTATTGTTAACGCTGCCCTGATAAGTATGTTGGGTGGTGATGATGATAAGGATAAGTACTGGCAGTTTACCAAGTGGGATAGACGAAACAACCTTATCATGTGGGTTCCGTTCACTCATGAGTATATAAAGATTCCTCTTGCTCAGGAGTTCCGTGCCTTTTATGGAATAGGTGATATGATTGCATCCAAGATGATGGGTGGCGAGTTGGCTGAGGAGAGTTGGAGCCAGTATGCAGAAGACTTGCTTGGTCAGGTAGTGGATATGCTTCCGCTTGACCCTACTGGTTATGATGGCAATATTGCTGTCAGTCTGATGCCGAATGCTATTCGCCCAGTCTTTGAGTTGGCTTTCAATGTAGACTTTACTGGCAAGCCTTTATTCAAGGAGACAGAGTACAATAAGTATGACCCGAACTTTACCAAGGCATACGTGGGCACTCCTGATTGGTTGGTTCGTATATCAAGGATGGTTAACTCAATCGGAAACGACTATCCTAATGTGCAGCAGAACAGCATTGATGCTTTCGGTGACCCAAGATACAACCTGAATAACCCTGCCGTGGTTGACCATGTATTGTCTTCTTATCTCGGTGGTGCTTACACCATGGGCAGTCAGGTGCTCGGTTTGCTTACCAAGTCACTCAATGACCGGAAGGAAATCAAGGTGGCTGATATTCCATTGGTAAGCAAGTTTGTCAGCAACCCTGATGATAGACCAGTCAGCAAAAAGCAGGGAGATGAGTTCTGGGATAAGAAGGAATACTACGACCGTGCTTCCAACACAATTAGCAAGTTGAAGAAACAAGCTAAGATTGATGGAGATTATTCCCTGCTTGAACGTTTCTATGGCTCTGAGGAATACAAGACTTACAAGTTGTATGAGAAAGATGTAAAAGATTACAAGGAGGCAAGAAAGAAGGAACGTGCTGAGGAGAGCGGTGATGAGTACAGACCGCACCAACTTAATGCTGAGGACATCTATAATAATCATGCTACCCCTATGGATGAGTTTGAGGATATGAAGTTGAAACAACTATTTGAAAAGTTAAACTCATTCAAGACTAGATATGATGCTATTGTAGATAATGCCCCAAATGAGAGCGATAGCTACTACAACACCAACAAGGCAGCCATTGATGCCATTGACGAGATTTCCCTTGACAAGCAGGAGATTTCCGAGTTGAAGAAAGGTTTCTTGGATGATGGCAAGGATGCCTACAACGCTGAGGACATGAAGAGGATACGTGAACTGAGAAAGAGTATTCTTGCCGTGCTGGAGAAGGCTAACAAGGTAGTTGTGGCTAACCAGAAGGCGAAGACAGAGAAGTAATACATATATGACTATCCCCTGAAAGTGCTAGGCTTTCGGGGGACAATTGCTTTCAATCTGAAACTTTTTACCTCTATTTCTTGTGTAAATCTGTCAATCTGTAAGTATTTATAAAGTTTAACTATTAAAAATATTCTGAATTGTTATGTTCCCATTATTTCTTTTTATATTTGCAGCATCTAAGAACATCTGAATCTCAGGTGATTACATCAGCAAAAGATTATCCAATCATTATAAACTTAAAAAATGAAGGCTTATGAAAAAAGATGAAGACGAAGACCTACGAGTCAAGAAGTTAATTGGAGAGATAACTAAGTTACTCCCTGAACGAAGCAAGATTAAGACTGACTTGTTTTATTTCAAGTATGCGCCTATATTGGTCATGCTTTTCAGATGGTATGGTATATCTCAGTTCTATGACAACAAAATGGAGATAACACTATGGTACGAAGAGAATGAGGAACCTATCTGGTTCTTCTACTTCATCACTTACATTCTTTACCCGATTTCTCTTTGGAAGGGTCAGGTGTTGCACCGATTGTGTGTAGAGTGGCGCATTCCGATTCTCTATATTGCAGGAGTCAATGTGATTCACGTCATGTATGATTCCATCGTTATCACGAATCAGATGTACTATTGTGATATGTTCCTGATTACACTCATTTTAATTATATATGCTTATGTCGCAATTAGTAAATTACAGCATCATCGAAGCTGGACTTCGTGCTCTCGCTGATAAGGCTCACGAATCAGCAGTTGCCCAAGCGGAAGGCAAGCCTATCCCTTGCGGTCTATCAGAGAATGATATGGAATTGGTGGCACTCCTTACTGCCATGATGAATGATACACAAGCCAACAAGGGATGGTGTGCTCACGAAATGGGGAAGTCTATCTCATCCTTTGAGAAGTATGTTCACGATGGCAAGATACCCGAAGGCATCCACGACCAGTTCGGACATGAAAAGAAGTGGAATAAGTCGTTAATCAGATACTTCGCTAATAAGAAGGCTTTTTTCCACAAGCTATCACGTAAGTACGGCATCCATATTTAGTAATAGCTACACATTAATTATATATAGGAGAGACCCAATCGCCCCTCCTGTATATTTACGACCTTTTCCGTAACCATAAATCTTTGCTAATCACACACTTATATAATCTTTTACGAGTTTATCTATCTATATCCATATTATTCGTATCTTTGTGCTCGTAACGTTACAAAGTGAGAATCATAATTTAGTGTTTAACAAAAAAAGATTTCAGGATAATATGGAAAGTAAAACGTATGTATTCGGAAACGAAGGCTCAACATCTAATAATGGGATGTTAGGTCTTCTTGCGCCTCTGCTCCAGAAGCAGGGTGTTGACCCAAATGTCCTCCTTGCCATGAAAGGTAATAATGGTTTCGGTGGCGAAGGTGGATGGTTCATGTGGGTAATCTTCCTTTTCTTCCTCATGGGTTGGGGAGGTAACGGCTGGGGAGGTTTCGGCAATAATGGTCGTGGTGGTCTCGCTAACGAGATTAACAATGACTATGGTCGTGGTCTTCTGATGGATGCCATCGGTGGCAACCGCAATGCACTCAGCAATTTGGCTACTCAGTTGAACTGCACCGAAGGTCAGATTCAGAGTGCTATTTCTGCCTTGACCTCTCAGGTACAGAGTGTAGGTAATCAGGTTGGTATGAGTGGTATGCAGACTATCAATGCTTTGCAGCAGGGTAATATGCAGATTGCTCAGCAGATTGCCAACTGCTGCTGCGAGAACCGCTTGGCTATCTGCCAGCAGACTGGAACCTTGCAGACTGCAATCAACAATGTAGCTACTGGTCAGGAGCGTGGTTTCGCCAATGTAGCTTACGAGACTCAGAGACAGACTTGTGACTTGCACAATGCTATCAAGGATAGCACCCAGACCATCGTTGACGGACAAAAGCAAGCTGAAATGAGAGAGTTACAGAACAAGATTGATGCTCTTCGTGAAGAGAACAGCACCTTCAAGTCTTCTGCTATGACCTCTCAGATTGTTGGTCAGGCTGTGGCTCCTATCAATCAGGTACTGGCTGGTTTGCAGAACGAGGTGGCTGGTATCAAGTGTAAGTTGCCTGAGACCGTGACCACTCCTTACAGCCCATTTACTGCGGTTCCTAACTGCGTGGCTTATCAGGCTGGTTTGTATGGACTGAATGCTGCAAACAATGCAGGATTCTGGGGTTAATAAGGAAAGGAGGCTGCTATGTTTTGGTTAAGACCATTTACATGGGTGAATCGTAATGGTTCGGCAGCTATCGCTTCAACGGGCGTGGTGGTGAACACCAACAATGTTGTTTTCTCGTTCAAAAACCACGCCTTCCTGAATGCCAACTATAGGGGTACGATTTTCGTGAACCTTATGCAGGCTATACCGACAGGAACGACTGGCACGCTGCCTATCCTTTTCGAGACCAACGGAAGTACTCAGGCTGTGACCAAGTATAATGGCGCACCATTGACGGTTGCAGACGTGCAGGGAACTGGTGTTTATCAGTTTTGGTTTGAGAGAGATACTAACACCCTACAGATGATGTCGGGTATTGTTTAACAAGAATAGATAATAGGAGATTACATTATGTTTCAAGGTTTAAGAACTAATTCTTTATTCTATGTCCTAGACAAGGGCGAGAACCCGAACTTGCGAATCGGTCAGGTGGTTTCAGTAAGCAATCCTCAGACGAAATACCCAACCTTCAATAACGGCTTCACTCCTCAGCCTATGGAGACCGTAGTGGACGTGAAGGTGAAGCTGGGTGATGAGGAAGTGGATTTCAAGCAACTGCCAGCAAACGGACAGATAGCCAACGACAAGAACCTTGTGGTTAGCGACAACAAGGATGCTATGAGTGCAGAGGTGGATGCCATGCTGAGACAATCCAAGGCGATACTGGAGAGCGTAGATTACAACAAGAGGGTAGTAGAATCTTGTGAGGGAATGCTACAGCAACTCAACCCCCAGATTGCTAAGGAGAAGGAACAGACCGAGAAAATCAATAAACTGGAAGGTAAGGTTTCAGGTATTGAGGGCAAGATTGACAAGATGATGGGATGGCTCCAGCAGACCATGAGCAAGTAATCTCCTACCTATTCACTTTAATATCTTATGATTATGGTAATGATTGAGATTACAGAAGATAAGTTCGATGATTTGTATGACAACATCGAGTCTATGCTTGGTTTTGGCAGCAAGGCTATGTCTTGTCTGAAAAAGATGAAGCAGGAGCGTATGGGTGAGCGTATGCCTGATTATCGTGACGATTGGAGAAGAGAGCGTGAGGAACGTGAAGAGCGTGAGAACAGACGTAGATTCAACAACGTGAACGATGATTGGAACTACCCGAACCGCTATGGTGAAAGAGGTGGTGGCGGCTACAATGGTGGCGGTCGCTAGTGTTTAACTTGGGAGTTTTGGTAGTGACACTTATGTCGGAACCAGACTCCCTTTAATATTCAGCAATATGGGAAAATGCAGAATGCCATTGGATATGTATGACCTCAAACCTGAGGCTATGGTTGCCTATCTCAGATACAATGGCTATCATTTCAGTAAAAAAATGTGTGAGTGGGCAGTTAAGCAGATGTACAAGTATGACCCTTCCTCCAAGCGTGATGTAAGTGTCTCGTTTTGGGATAAGGAGAAGGTGGATGCTCTTCTGCTTGGTCAGGGAATTGAGGTGAAGAACAAGATAGGCTACGACCATGTATATGTGGCGAATATGGCGAGGGCAGACTTCTATAAGTCTTCTATCAAGGATGAGGAGCAGTTAGCCCAGTTTATCAAAGATATGGTGGATGATGCCGACCAGAAGGATGGCTTTATCTTCAACCGATTCTATGCCGACTGCTGCCATAATGGTGTGCCTATTCCTTGGGAAGATGTGCTATGATGAGAAGAGTAATACGACTTCCGAAATACGAATGGAGCATAGTATGTTTCATAGGTTATCAGCCATCTAATGCCGATGAGATATGCCATGCTCTTTCTGATATTGGCTGCAATGGAAATCCATTATCGGAAGCATATAAACACTTATCTTTGTCGAGTGGAGATAGGGGACTTACCTATTCTAACTTATCAGAAAGAAGGAGTGTACTTGCCATTGGGGAGTGTAAATCCGATGGCAGCATCATCAATACAATAGGTCATGAGCTTCTTCATGTTGTATCGCATATCTGTGAGCAGGATAGCATTGATATGCTGAGCGAAGAACCATGTTATATGATGGGGAGTTTGTGCGAGAAGTTCTTTGATGTTTCGAGTGTTAATAATGTTAATTGATAGAGACGAACCGAAATAATTAGTTATCTTTGCACCAATTAAACATTCAAACTTATGAAGAAGAAAATTAAAGTTTATTCTATAGGGGTACTTGTTTGCATCATCTTTGATGTTGCATTTGCCACTTTGGTTATTATTTGTAGTAAAACACTAGTTTCTGATTGTATCATGATGAGTATATTTCTTTTAATTTCTGATTTTACGATTCTTGGATTGTGCTATACTTACTTAAAGGAAAAATCAGGAAATAAATGCTTGGTGATTAAACTGCCTAGTACAGTAGATGATGATAGTTTGCCTAAGTTAAAATAGGAACAGAAAACTTGAAGAGTAAATACAAGAAAATGGAGTGCCAAAACAACACTCCATTCTTCTTTATCTATATGGTTTACTCACCATACTTTGGCTCCTCATACACAAGACTATGCTCATCTACGTAAGCCTTGGCTGGGTATTAAGAAGAGTATGTCCATGTATTTTCTGTTTTGTTAAATGTTCCTGTTTTTACATCTGAACCTGATACGGTTACATTATCTGAACCAAAATTGATAGATACCGTAGAAAAATGAATATTATTGTATATTAAATAGGTTCCAGCAGCTCTAAACAAAACAGTACCTGAAGTTCTCCCAAGTTTTACTTGGCTCTCAACAAAAGCTTCGATGCTACCTCGTAAATAAGGTGCATAATCTACTACAATATTTGTTAATACTGTAGACTTTATTTCAGATAAGTTTCCTGTACATACATTTTTATCACCATCAGCAACAAATTCTGTTATATTAGGAGATAAGTTGCCGAGTGCACCCCTTACATTACCATAACCAGCACTGATTACAGTCACTTTGGATAATGCCTGGATGTCAATATCCACTATAACCTTTTTAGAATTTTCAATACGAATTTCATTTATATTAGTTTTACCCTCTATACTACCAGTGTCGAATCCTAATTTAGTATTAGTACACCATATTGTACCAAAATATCTATTAGTTGAAATAAAACTAATCGTAGCCTTTGTACTAGCTGGAACTTTTATACTATGTGTTCCAGCTGAAACATTAAGTTTTACAGTCTTAGTTTTATCTATAGTAACATCGGTATTACTCTCTATTACAGTATCTTGACTAAGCGTAAAAGAAATACTCTGTTCTGTAGATTCATCATTAGTAAGGACAAATCTACTTTCGTTCAGTTTAAGCAGGTTAGCATTAGATACTACACCTGCAAGTTTTGTTATTAAACATTTTCCCATAACGATTATTTATTTATATAGTTATAAAAATTATCTAAAGTCTCTATTCGCTTTGCTATCCAGTTTAACACTCTAGCTTTTGAATTATACATACCCATACAGAACGGATATTGTTTGTATACTTTTGCAGGTTCTACTCCTGAAATACTTTTAGTAGCTTCAAATTTGCATTTGTAGAATATACACGTTTCCCCTTCTGCATATAGTTTACTTCCATCATAGGTGTTGTCTATATCACCTGCCCAATTTAGGAATTTCCATCCTTCATTTATATTATTTGCTCTATATGAAGGAGTTTCTGCATATAGAGCAAATTCAGAAACGTAATTATCATACCCAACAGAAGTTATCCATTTATCTAATAATTGAGATATATTCTCTACAGTAAAAATGCCAAGTTTCCTTAACTCTGAGTATCTAGCCTCTATAGCATCTTTGTATAAATCATATAAGATATTGCAAGGATATGTATTTTTTACCAATTCGACATCAGTTGTGCTTTTATTTATGATATACAATCCCATATAGTGTGAACCGAATATAGAATCTACATCATAAACAGAAGGCGTGAACTTCTTCCCATTGTAGGCCAACCAAATCCAATTCTTTCTTAATCCATCGTGATTATATGTTAAATCAGAAAAAAGGAAATAGTCTATAAATGGATTAACAAGAAAGTATTTCTCAAAAACCTCTTTTGTATTAGAGTTTGCTAATTCTTCACTTACCTTTGATAGACCAACTAAGTAATCTTTAACCTGCTTGCTTAATTTATCTGTATTTGACAATTCTGTAGGATTGTCTCCATCATACTTATTCCCATTTATATCAATAAGATTCTTTGGGTTACGTATTTCAAAGGCAGACCAATTAATTGTACCACCAAAGAGTGTATCCTTTGCTATTACTCCATCTAGAACTATGTTTTCGGCTTTCTTTTTGTCTGCATAGTAAACTTCCTTGGACTTTTTAAGATTCCAAGTATATATACCCATATAAGTTTCCTCATCTGTTCCTGAGTTTACCCAAGTAATGACAATAGGGAAACCATCAGGATGGCACTTTGCTCCAGTAAAGAAATCCTTCTTTAGACTACCAAGACCTTCTGTTGCACTATCGTTAGAATAGCTGTATTCATAAGGATATTGTTGCCCTATAGGACGAGATTTATACATCTGCTCTATTAACCAATAACCTACAATGCACTGTCCACGGAAGGCATCAATGTAGTACTTCTTTAAGTGGAAGCTATCTTGTGTCGGGAAATCACCGAACTTAATCTCGCTGTCATCAGCAATATCTATAGCCATATTTTTAACATAGTATGACATAGATGAAGAACCTTGCGCATTCAATATTACTGGCTTGCGGAAATAGTTTCCATCCTTGTCGTTGTACTCTATTTCTGCTTCAATATCATCCTGCTTTGTTGTAGGCAACTTAGGAGCATAGATTCTTACTTTTGCAGCAATTCTAGGGATAGGCAATTCTATATGGCTATCCTTGTTGAAATCTGATGGATTCTCCATCTTGATACCAGCAGACTTGAAGGCTTCATTGACCTCTTTGGCTGCTTCATCAGATAATTCTATATGTTTAGCGGAAATCTTGTGCTCATGTCGAGTACCTTCTGAATCTCTATATCCAAGCACCTTATTCTCTGCATCTGTAGTAATCTCAGTTCTTCCCTCAGTGTCTTCAATATGAGAAAACTCTGTTGGGATAGTCTCAGACTTGGCATTATGAATATAGTGACTACCATCGAGATTTGTTGCAGACAATACCTTACCTTCTGCATCTTGCTCAACTGCAAGGTATTCCTCATTATCCTGCAATGAGAATACAGAAAGAAGCTCTTTGAGGTTGGCGTCTATTGTACCTAACTTTTCCTGCAAAGTAGCTACATCTGATTGAAGCTGAGAGACAACTTGCTTCAAGGCATTGACTGCATGGATTTCTCCAATGATTTCACCGTCTCTTCTGATACCAAGGAGCACATGATTAGCAGCATCAAGCCAAACTGCGAAGAACTCTTCATTCTGCTCAACGTGATACATTTCATTGAGAGGAAAATATGGCTTGCCAGTTGCTCTGTAGATACCAAAGAGAAGTCTATCCTCGGAATCTACTACTGCCATGATAAACTCCTCATTTTTAATTACTCTGAATGGAGTATCTTGAACATTGCCTTCTTCATCCTTAATAGTTGTTTTATCAAGATTTGCTAAGATGTTTGTAAGAGTCTCAGTATTCTCTATCTCAGCAAAGAACTTCTTCAACTCATTCATGGTGTCAATGACATTTGTAGTATCCTCATCACCCATGATAGTTGCTACTCTCTCTGCAAGAAGAGTTACCTGTGACTGCAATCTGTCCTCTACAGCACTTGTCTTACCAAATACCGGAGTACCATCCCACTGAATGCCGAAGAGAAGTTTGTCTTCTGCATCTACTTTGGCAAAGATGAACTCTTCGTTCTGAATATATTTAAATGGGCTAGGCACGAGGTTCCCTTCCTCATCTTTTATAGCAGAACTATCTATGACTTCTTTCATTGAATCCATAGTTTGTTCCATTCTTTCCCTAGCTTCATCAGCTTTCTTAGCAGCTTCTTCACTTGCAGCAGATGCTTTATCATTTATACTTTCTAAAGTAGACGAAGAAATCTTTTCCTCTGTAACAGCTTCATCAGCCAGCTTTTCGTTGGTGATAGCACCATCCTTGATTTGCTGAGTTGTTAACTCATCGGTGACATTGACCTTCTTGTCGAGTGATTCCTTGACGGATTCTCCCGATTCCTCGTCCTTGACGTACTTTGAATATGTCAGAGTCTGGTCTTTGCGCCCACTGACGAGGATGCTGTTGTACTTTTTCTTTTCTGCCATATTATTCTTTTAGTTTAATTTGATATTCGTTATCGTCACCAGCTACAAGTTCGTCTGACCAATAATAGTAGATGTCACCTAGCTTTGTGGTGTTCATGGAAGTCTCGAAACCGCATTGGTTGAAGATGAGCGGCTGACGGCTTGCAAACCAGATGTATGGTTTTTCTTCCGTTGTTGTGATGGTAAGAGTCTGACCGACAAGAGTTCCTTCCATAAGCGTAAGGTCTTCCATGTTCAACTCGCTCATGTTCTTGGCAGATGAAGCTCCATAATAGCTTGCCTTTACGGTTCCACTTGCAGTGATGGTAACATAGCCTGATACGGCTGGGATGAAGACCTTGTGGGTGTTGCTGTTGTAATATTCAGCAGTAACATCTTTGCCATCCATGATAACCTTTACCTGACCGATACTGAAACCTTCTATAGGCATAAACTCAGCTTCCAGTTTCTTTCCATTGCTGATGGTTCCATTAATCACGAAGTTCTCCTGACTCTCCACCATTTGAGTTTCGCCATTGATGGTATAGCTGAACTTAGCGTTATCAACGATGAATGATATAGGGCAAGTAGACTGATTCTCGGTCACGATGTAGTAACGAAGGTTGAACAAACCAGTATGCTCACCTTCTGTAACACCGATAGGGACATTGCTCATAGAGTTATGTTCTACGATTCTCAGTAGGTTTCGCTCGATGCTGACCATTTCGCTGCCATCATACTTCCATGATACCCTGACGTTATAGTTCCCGTAGTCAAGGGTGGAAGGAATGTCGCATATCAGTACGTTGCCTTGGATTCCTGCTACTTGAACTGGAACAGAAATTGTATTGCAGAAACAACCCGACAACTCAACCCTGATGTCGGTAGCAAGATTCATATCGAAGTCAACGAGCCGCTGGAACTCTTTCGATACGTCCATCTTCCGCACCATGATGTGGAGTTTGAAACTGTTTCCTTGTACTATTTTATAAATCATATTTGATATACATTATTAATAATAGTGCAAAGATAGGCAGATTTTGTTCTACCTATCTTTTATCCGTTAACTTTGCATGAATTAAATCAAGCCCTTCCATCTGAGAAACTTGCGCTTACGGCTTAGTTTGCCCTTCTTGCTCTTGCAGTTGGTATGGTAGACACAATCCTTGAAGAGGTCTCTGACCTTCATGTCGTTGTCTACCAGTTTGGTCTTCTTGAATGCCTCGAAGAGTGGGCGGTTCATAATCATGAGGTTGCCCTTCTGCGTAGGAAGGACATAGAAGATTTCACCATGGTTCTTCTTGGATGCGTAGTCTGCCTTAACCGTAGCTTGGCGATACATGATTTCGCACTTGATGCGCTTGAAAATCTTTGTTACTTTCATAATCGTAATTATTAACTGTTTGAAACTATATGATGGTTGCTGCCGAAACAGAAACCTTTCTTCTCATTACTCTTGCCTGATTCTGTATCATCTTAGGCATTTCCATTTCATTGAAACAGATGTGGAGTCCTATGGCTCTGGTCATGAGCAAATCATCGTGCTTTCCGTCTGCTGCCTCATATACGGTTCCGTTCTTCTCGTAGGTGAGATATTCATCTAAGCATCTATCGTCTCGCTCTACATAGAGTTGTTCACGGATAGTCTGAACCAGTACTGAGATAACCATCGGCTTGGTTGCTACATTGGTATGGAATCCGTACTTCACTGGAACCTTATTCTTGATGTCTGACTCACTCTGCTTTCGTGCATAGAGGTTGTCGTATACATCCTTGATTTGATTCAGGATAAACTCAGACTGGTCACCACCTTCCAAGATGTGCTCCTTGTCTTTCGTCTCCAAGGTGTTTGACTCAATAACCAGTAGGGCATCATTGTAGAATTTGGCTATCTGAGCCGCCTTCCATGCCAGCAAGTCCATATCAATGTGCCCATACCATTGGGCTACCACATACGGCTTGCCACCTTCCATCATCCAATAGCGGTCGAAGACACAGATAACAGACCAGTCGGCATTCTTACTACGTCCACCAATATCCACTACGACCAGATAGCGGTTTATCACCTTACAATCATCAAAGGTCTCGGGCTTGCTCCATATCCACAACTGCCCCTGCTTGTCTTCACAGAATCGGACATTCTGCATACACTTCTTACCTTTGTAGCCATCACCATAAACATCACCGATAAACTTAGGTGCTCGGCATCCCTTGCGGAACTTGTCAACCTTGTCTTCGGCAAAGACCTTGGCTCCTGAATGCTTGAATGCTTCAATATCATCGGTAGGGTAGCCAGCAGCCATATCGGCATGGTCGGTGAACTTCCTGCGCTCGGCAATATACCAGTTGATGGCTTCGAGTGGAGCACCCAGTGTCCATAACTTCCAAAGATAGGTACATGGCTCCTCTCGGTCGGACATCGTATTGGTATTGTTGCGGTTCTCGTATAGCCATTTGGCAAACTCTACCTTCTGTTTCTTGCTTTCAAATTCAAGATGATACATATCGTATATCTCGTACCAAGGAACAAAGAATGGCTCAAACTGAGATTCTCCCTTGACTGCTGCAAGCCACTCCTTGTGGAAGAAGTTGCCAGTACCATTGGCTGTGGATTCATAGGCAATCATCGTGTATGGTCGGTACAAGATACCATTGGTAGCATTCTGTACTACCTCCTCAGGAGATTTACCATCCGTCTTTTTCCACAAACCAACCTCGGAAAGGTGTACCAAGTTGTAGTCTTCACCATTGGCAGATAGTGGTCGTTCCATGGAACCCACCTTAATCTTGCAGAATCGCTGAGGAACCTTCTTTACATTACCTGATGTTCCTACTCCAACAAACTTCGGCTCGTTCTCTGAGAATGCTTCGTCCATTTCGTAGAGAAACTTGGTAGGGAAGTTTTTCAGAGCTTTCTCAAACATACCTCGGATAGTCTCTGCTGTATCCTTGACCTGAGCCACGATGAGCGAGTTGAGACCCTTTTGCCACATAAGTTGCAGCCAGAGGAAGTACATCTGAATAACCGTAGAACCTCCCCATTGTCGGGCTTTCAGTAGGATGAGACGGATAGGGCGATTCTTCTTTCTTCGCTCCTCCAGCCACCTGAGCAATCTTCGTTGAGGTCTTCTGAGCACAAAACGGAAGGGGAGACCTCCACCTTTCGGTTTGATATAGATGAATGTGGCAAAGAAGAAGAAAGGGTCGTGTTTCATCCTGATGCGAGTAAACTGCTCTACCAGCTGTTCAATTTCCTCTTCTAGGTTGTACGGCTCGTCTATATCCTTGTGCAGTTCCTCGATTACCGCCTTGCAACTACCAAACTCGACGAGCATCTTGACGAGCGGAATCTTTTTCATGGAAACTGGAAGCTGCTGTCTCTGAATCGGGAAATCAGGAAGGAAGAGCAGGAATCGCTTATCTCCACAACCTTCACCCTTGATTGGATAGAATGGTGTGTTGATTTCCTTGATGCGTTTCTCGTTCTCTTTCAGGATACCCAATACGTGTTTGTCGAGTGCATCTGTCAGTTTGGCTTGTGTGGCGGTTACTTGTCTTGGCATAGCGGTGCATTTAAATAACCCCACAACAGACCAAGTACATAGCAATAGATGTGGACTCCAACTGCCATGCAAGGGAAGAAGATTCCAACACAGATATATAGGAGAATGGTGAGATTGTATCTTACCTTATTCTCCACGTAGGGGGCGATAAAGCCCATGTAAGCATAGATAAATCCACTGAGACCGATGATTGGTACGGATGAGGTGAAGGGATAGCTGATGGCTATGAGATAGAATGCCACCAAGTGACCGATGCCACAAGGGATGGCTCGGTAGCATTGATGGAAGACATAAAGGTTGATGGCAGCATGAAAGATGTTCTGATGAAAGAAAGGGTAGCTTAGTCGGTTCTGAATAGAGCAACCGTCTGAGAGACCCATGCCATCATATCCAAGAAAAGTGATACACATTATTATAATGTACCCAGCATAAAGCGCAATCTTCTCTTTCGTATCTCGTAGCATCTTTGCTTCTCCTCCTTTCTCACCCTGCTAAGAATTACGTGTATGCTTTGAGGAGTCAAATAGAAACTGGGTGCTTTTTCAGCACATACACGTTTGATAATATCCATATTACTCAGATATGGCTCATTACTTTTATGAATCTGGAATCGTCTGAAAATCTCCTGATACATTTCCTTTCGGGTAGGAATCATGTTATCAAGAGGTTTTCCTTTCAGCAAGTCTAATATGACTATATAAGCACGGTCTTCTGAAACCCAAAACCTCCTGCTCGGAGATTGGGCTAGCTTTTCCTCAATCTCTGAGAGTCTGATATTGTCTCTTACATTAATAATTTCTTTGTAAGCCCTCAATAAATCAGCATCACGTTCCTCTATAAAATAGCATCGTGAATCCTTATATTTCATATCTGACTCTGCAAATATACAAAAAAGTATTGAATTAGTCGCATCCGATTAGACTAAATTAACGGATAAAAGAAGAAAATCGGAAAAAAGCATTAATTTTGGGCATTGATTTATAAATTTACACATATATATGGACGATAATACAAATATTGAGCAGAATGCTGGTGCTGCAAAACAGCAAGATACCAAGACCAAGAGAGACTTGGCTTTGGAGCGTTTGAAGACCCGCCACCCTGATACGGAGTATGCGGATGATGAAGCTATGTATGGAGCCATCAACGATGATTATGATGCCGACCAGAAGGCTTTGCAGGGGTATAAGGATAACGAAAAGGCGATGGGCGATTGGCTGGGTAGCGACCCTGAGGCGGCTACCTTCCTTCAGGCGATGAAGGCTGGCAAGAGTCCTTACGCTGAGTTGATTCGTACCCATGGTGAGGATGCCATTGATTACTATTCAGACCCTGACAATGCGGATGAGATTGCATCGGCTCAGTCGGAGTTCTTGCAGAATGCTGCCAACGGCAAGAAATTGCAGGAGGAGTATGACAAGAATATGCCTTCCAGCTATGAGGTGTTTGACAAGTTGGAAGAGAAGTATGGCGAGGAAGCTGTGAACGATGCCATCGACCAGTGCTTTCAGACTATGCGTAATGTGGTGACTGGCAAGTTTACAGAGGAAATGATTACTGCTTTCATCAAGGCAAAGAACCATGATACCGATGTGGCTGATGCAGCCCATGAAGGTGAGGTTCGTGGTAAGAACAGCAAGCACGTCAAGAACCTTGAACTGAGAAAGAAGGGCGATGGTACTGCCGACCTTGATTCTGCCAATGCAGAGACCAAGCAAACAGATAACCAGCCTGACCTTGGTGCAGTAGGAAGGGCAGCACGTAGGGGTAACATCTGGGAGCGTGGCAACGAGAAGAGAACACACATTAGATAATTCGACAAGGTGAAAAGATAATATATAATGTTTAATTAATTTAGGATAACAATGAAGAAAAGTACATTTAATCGGCTGCTTTCCGTCTTCCTGATGGTTATGGCAGTTATTTTTGGAGTGAATGGTCAGGTTATCATGGCTGAGGCGGCTCTGCCTGATGGCGGTACGACCGAGAGTGGTCATGCTGCTGAGGCAGGTGGTGCTACTGCTGCCGATGATGCTGGCAATGGCGGTGCGGCTCGTCAGGATGATGGTATCGCTACTGAGGGAAAAGGTCGTGAGCACTTTAACGAGAATGGTACGGAGTTCTATGAGAACGACATCAACGACAAGATTACCAAGATTCGTCCGATGGCTACTCCAGTTGACCAGATTTCACGCTATGCGACAACCAAGCCTGCTAGTTCGTTTGTAGTTGAGTATTGGAGTATCGGTACACGCCCTATCAAGACAACCGTCAAGGAGGAGACCGTGAAGAGTACTGGTACATCTATGGTATTGAAGGTAGAAGACCCTGAAATGTTTACTTTGGATGATACCATCCGAGTGGTAGATGTGAAGGCGATTACAAACTATAAGGGTGTTGCTTATTCAACAATTACAGATGCTCCTACTCCTGATTTGGAACTTTGCGTTTGCGGTAAAGATACAGAGGGTTATCCTATTGTGTATGCTGTAAATGGCGAGTTGGTCAACAAGCAGGCTATCGGCATTCCTGCTTTGAAGAAGGGTCAGGTACTTATCCGTATGGCTAAGAGTTGCGGTGAGTTGGATGTACAGACGGGTCGTTTCAACAACCTTCCTGATTCTGAGATTCAGTACTGCCAGAACTTTATGATTCAGGTAGAGGAGAGTACCTTTAATAAGATTGCTGCTAAGCGAGTAGACTGGGATTTCTCTGACATCGAGGAGGATAGTATCTATGATATGCGTCTTGCGATGGAAGGTACTTATCTCTTCGGTGATATGGCTTGTATCAAGCATACTACCAAGAACAACTCTGCCCAGTGGTTTACCAAGGGTATCTGGTGGATGGCTGGTAAGGATATTGAGGTAGGTCATGTTGCTACTGCTGACGATATGAAGAAGGGCTACGGCAAGAATGAACGAGTGATTACTGATTTGGAGTTGGTTGACATTTCAAAGGACTTGTTTGTTGGTACTGGTATCGGCAACAAGCGCAAGGTGATTATCGCTGGTTCAGACTTCGTGAGCGCATTCAGTAAGATTGATTCTGACAAGTTCCGCTTGAAGGATACCGTTGAGGTTTGGAACTTGAAGTTCAAGAGTTGGGAGACTGACTTCGGTGAGGTGTTGATGATTCACTCTGAGTTGTTTGACATCTTCGGTATGAGCGACTGCGGCTTTGCTCTTGACCCTGAGTTCTTGGTTAAGCGAGTACACTTGTCTTGGACTCGAAACGTACTCGACTTGAAGAAGGCTGGCATCCGCAATACCGATGCAGTAGTTATTCAGGAGGTAGCTTGTCTGTACTTGAAGTACCCTAAGGCACATGCTCGTATGCGCCTTGCTGCGGTTCCTGCAACAGAGGGAACTTCTGAAACTGGCGATACCAAGGCTGCTGCCTAAAAGCAAGTAGAATTGCTAATTTATTCATCAAATAGTGAGGGGTGTGGGCACTAGCCCCATCCCTTTTTTAGTAACACATATATAATAAGGTATAATCATGTTTAATAAATATCAAGCTGGTACTGATTTGGCATTCAGCGTTATGGTAGGTAATGAGCGGATGCGCATTAACTTTGAGGGTAAGAGCACGGGCAGTAGTGTCTATATGACAAGAGACCCGAAGGTACAGAAGGCTATCGAGTCTCATTATTGGTTCAACGACAAGTTCTTCTTGGTGGAGAGTATTGACGAGAAGAAGGAAGCTGCGGAAGCCAAGAAGAAGGCTGCTGCCAAGGCAAAGAAGAAAGTGGCTGACGAGAAGAAGACCCACGTAGTGACAGACGTTGAGGATGCCAAGGATTATCTGGCTGAGACCTATGGTGTGAGCCGTTCAAAGATGAAAACCAAGGAAGACATCTTGGCGATTGCTAAGGAAAAGGGTGTTGAACTAGAAGGTTTGGAGTAATGGTAGAATATGCTGTATCTGATTTAGTGAAAGAGGTGAAGGTGCTCTTGGATAGAAACCAAGAGTCTGCTGGCTTGCTGGCTCCTAGCGATTCTGATACACTCTCGCAAGCAGAACTTATTGAGAGTAAAATCGTAGATGCAGCAAGAATCATTCTTTCGGATGCTCCTGAGGATATGGTGGAAGGTACTTCGTGTACGAATGCTGTAACGTGGACGGATAGCAACGACTATTACGTGGGTAAGATGGTTTTGCCTACCGATATGCTGAGAATCCTTTCTGTGAAGGCAGAAGGATGGAACCGTCCTGCCGAAATCATTTCAGAGAGTGATGATGCCTACAAGTATCAGAACTGCAAATATGGAGTCAGGGGAAATCCTGAGCGACCGATTGCGGCTATCGTGCATACGGCTAACGGCAAGAGTATCGAACTATATACCAGCACAAAGCAGGATGCTACGTTGGCATTCATCTACGTTCAGGTTCCATCTATCACTACCGAACAGAAAATCAGTCTGCCTTCCGTCCTGAAAGATGCCATCTTATACATGGCTGGCTATCTCACTTGTATCAGCCTTGGCGATACCGATACTGCAAGCGGATTCCTTGGAGTGGCTAGAAAGTTGGCACATATTGTTGAACCTACAGAAACATCATAAACTATGGCAAAGAAGAAAGAAGAAACAAAATTGCTGTCGTTGAGCAGGGTGCTTGACAAGGAAGAACTGGATAGCGTGAAGGCATCCAAGAACCGATTTGACAAGCCATACGAGCGTGCCTTCTCTATCTTGCTGGAGGCTCAGCGATATTACAATAACATGGATAACTTCCGAAAGCGAAGACTGAGAAACAAGCGATACTGCTATGGAGACCAGTGGGGAGATACCATTGAGTTCAAAAGCAAGTGTGGCTTTACCAAGCGTATCAGGGAGGAAGACTATATCCGTGAGCAGGGTAGCGAACCATTGAAGAACAACCTTATCCGTAGACTGGTGAAGAATGTGCTGGGTGTGTATCGCTCTCAGAGCAAGGAACCAACATGTAACGCTAGAGATAAGGATGAAAAGCGATATGGCGAGACCATGAGTGTGGTGCTGCAATGTAACCGACAACTGAACCGAGAGACGGAACTGGATGCCCGAACCATGGAAGAGCTCCTGATTAGCGGTGCTGCCATCTATAAGAAAAAGTATGGATGGCGAAGAGGTAGGTTGGATTGCTGGACGGACTACGTGAACCCGAACAATTTCTTCATAGACAACAATATGAGGGATTTCCGTGGTTGGGACGTGAGTTGTTTGGGTGAGGTGCATGACATTACCATCGGCAACGTGCTGAGAGAGTTTGCCAAGTCTCCTGCTGAGGCTCGTAAGTTGAAGGAGATATACCGGTTGGCGGCTAACCGAGATTTCGTGATTGCAGACTGCACCCAGCGATTCGGTGAGTTCGACCCTAAGACCATCGACTTTATGAATCCTGCCAACCCTTCGCTCTGCCGAGTGATTGAGGTTTGGCGCAAGGAGAGTAAGCCAAGGTACCGATGCCACGACTACAACAATGGCGATGATTTCAAGATTGATATTGAGGATAAGGCTGATATTGTAGATGTAGAGAACAAAGACAGAATCAGGCGAGGTATGGCTGCTGGCATGCTGGAAGAGGATATTCCTCTGATTGATGCCGAGTGGTTTATGGATGATTACTGGCATTTCTACTACCTTTCTCCTTTCGGTGATATTCTGAGAGAGGGTGAGACTCCTTATGCTCATGGTGAGCATCCATACTGCTTTAAGTTCTATCCGTTCATAGATGGCGAGATTCACAGCTTCGTGGAAGATGTGATTGACCAGCAGAGATACGTGAACCGACTTATCACGATGTATGACTTCATCATGCGTGCAAGTGCCAAGGGTGTGCTGCTCTGTCCTGAGGATTGTCTGCCTGATGATATGAGTTGGGATGATTTCTGCGATGAGTGGAGTAGGTTCAATGGTGTGGTGAGATATAAGTCAAACAAGAGCGGTCAGGTTCCTCAGCAAGTGGCGAATAACTCTACGAACATCGGTATCGGTGATTTGCTCAGCTATCAGTTGAAGTTCTTTGAGGATATATCGGGAGTGAATGGTGCGCTGCAAGGTAAACCAGGAGTATCAGGTACGAGCGGTTCGCTCTATGCCCAACAGACACAGAATGCTACCATGTCGCTGCTTGATATTTTGGAGACTTTCAGCCAGTTTATCATTGATGGTGCTTACAAGACCGTAAAGAATATGCAGCAGTACTATGACGTGGCTCGTAACTTCAATATTGTTGGTAGGGCAGGACAGATTGTGCACTATGACCCTAAGAAGATTAGAGACGTGGAGTTTGACATCAATATCACGGAAAGTACGGCTACTCCAGTATACAGACAGATGGCGAATGAGTTCCTTATGACCTTGTGGCAGAATCAGGCTATCACGCTGGAGCAGTTGCTGCAAGTAGGAGATTTCCCATTTGGAGAGGAGTTGCTGCAATCGGTTGCATCCAACCAGCAAGCCATTCAGAATGGTGAGACTCCACAAGGATTCTCTCCTCAGCTTCAAGCCCAAGTTGCTCAGGCATCACAGAGCAATCCGAAGGCTCAGGCTATGTTGCAGCAGATGATGAGCGGTCAGGGGGTGAGTCCTGACGGGCAGAACCCACCGCTTGCTGCTTAGTTTATAATTAATAGTTAATTGTTTATAGTTATGATTGCAGACAAACCAAGTGACAAGGAATGGTATGGCAATGGGAAACCTGATGCTAGCCAAGGTGGCAACCCGAATGGTGGTGTTGCTTCAGAGACCCAAGGTAGGGAGAATAAGCCCGAACTTTACGAAAATGACGTTATCGGAAAGGTGGCGAAACGCAAGAAAAACGACATCTGGACGAGGGGTGGAGAGAAGAGAACCAGATTTAAGGACGAATAAAGAAAGGAGGTGTTTTTGTCGTAACTGTATTTGCCTGATATTCAGGAAGCTACAGAAATATCTACGAGTTTATGGTGCTGCGTTTAAGATATTGGTATCTTTGCAGCATCATAAACTTTTAAATTATATAGGTATGAATTTCGTAGAGTTTGTAGAAAAGTATCAGCAGGAAATGGCTCCTGAACAGATGTTGGCTATAGCTAAGGCTATCGGCAAGTGTCTCTCTTTCAAGTTGAGTGATGATGAAGTACATCATCTTTGTGCGATGGTGTATGGTGTGTTGAGCGAAGAGCATTTTGACAAGCACTTTGCCGATGATGCTATCAGTAAGATGTGGTATGAGGATGCTGACGGAACCAAGCATACGGCTCCCTTCTTCTCGGATGATGAGATAAGAGAAGCCTTTGACAAGCATCAGGATGACATTTCTGACTATACCATCCATGATTTGGCTGTGACTATGAACCTGATGAGAAGTGACCATCATGTGATGCTGGAGCGATATAGCAAAGATGCTGATGAGTTGAAGGAAATGGTGGCTTTGATGGCTATCGAGTATCTGCAAGACCCTGACTGCTTGCATCCTACCAGCAAAATATGGCACACAATAAACGGATAAAGTAACTGATTGGGAATCATTTCTTATCTTTGCATATTATTAATAATATATAAATATAAGATATGACTCCAAATGTACGTGAAGGATTGCAATATGGTGCAGCTATAGGAATGCTAGTGAGTGGTGTTGTACTCACCTTCCTATCATTCTTTCTCAACAATTATGTGGTGTCTGATGGTGTGCTGTGGTATGTCAGTCAGACATTGGTTTACTCTGGAGCAATATTCGGGGTAAACGTTTATTTCAAGACAAAACTAGGCAACTTTGAGAGCAAGGTGAAGGATGAACTCGCAAGTATGCTGAAACAAGTGAAGGAGGGCAAGTAGTATGAAGGTAACAAGCGAACAGATTTTGGCGATTATGCCGAATGCGAAGGATAAGGTGGATGCGTTTCTTCCTTATATCAATGGCTATGCTGAGGTGTTCCATATTGATACTCCTAAGCGTATGGCTCACTTCTTGGCTCAAATTGCACATGAGAGTGGTGAACTGAGATATACCAAGGAACTCGGCAACAGAAACTACTTCCATAAGTATGATGTTGGCAAGTTGAAGAATATGCTCGGTAACTTGAAGGATGGTGACGGCTATAAGTATCGTGGCAGGGGCTTGATACAGATTACTGGCAGGGCAAATTATCAGGCTTATCAGAACAGCAAGTATTGTACTGGTGACATCATGGAGAACCCTCAGTTGCTGGAGCTTCCGCTAGGAGCAACGAAGAGTGCTATGTGGTGGTGGTGGAAACATGACCTGAACAAACTGGCTGATAGTGATAGTTTCCTTGCTATTACCAAAACAATCAATGGTGGAACCAACGGCTTGGAATCAAGACGAAAGTTCCTCGCAAGAGCAAAGAAGGTCTTTAATGTTTAGCCTATGAAAGTAAAATGGTATGATACTGATTTTTGGCAAGTAGCACTCTACGTGATTGGTATCTTGCTGGTGGCATTTTTTCTGTCGGGATGCAAAACAAAATACGTCCCGATGGAAAAAGTTATATGTCGGGACGTAGTAAAACACGATACGCTGCATACCTCTGACAGCGTTTTTGTGCGTGATTCAATCTTCCTCAGACAGAAGGGAGACACTTGTTTTCTCAATAGATGGCATGAGAAGACCGTCTTCAAGAATGTGTACAAAGTAAGGGTTGATTCCTTCCTGAAAAGAGACTCCATCCCAGTTCCCTACCCAGTAGAAAAACAACTCTCCAAGTGGGAGCAGTTTCAGTTGAAATATGCTATCTGGTCATTTGGGGCACTCTGTGTGCTGCTAGTCGTATTAGGTTATAAACTATATAAAAAGATAAAGAATGGCAGATTTAACTATATCAATCAAGAAAAGTGACGTATATGAGGAGGTGGCTAAGACTACCGCCTATATAGGTGCGAAGAATAAACTGGAGGATGGTAAGTCGGCATTTGACCAAGTATTTGTGACGGATGCAGACCTGACAATGATTGAGCGGTTCTTCAATGAATCGCTGGATGCGTTGAGAAACGTGCTGAAACGGTTTATCTCAGGCGGCTCAGGAGTAGACGGAACCATCACTTGGCAACTCGAAATGCCTAGCAGATTTGATAATAACCTACTCAGTTCAATCAACTCATCTGCCAACTCGTTCTTGGTGAACAGCATCATCGGGAAGTGGTGTGAGATTACTGCCAACGACAAGGTGAAGGAATATGCAGATAACGCTGCTGCATTATTGCTTGACATCAAAGAGAAAGCGTTTTTCAAGAAGAAACCAACACGAACAAAAATATCATAGTATGGCAAGAAAAAGTCTAACGATTACGTTGTATATGAGTGAACTCATTTATGACTTTCAGAATAAAGCGTTCTTGACAGGACGTAGTAGAAGAGCAGCAGATATGGATGCTGAGGCTGCTAGCAATATTCAGGCAAGTGATGATGATGAAGACAAAAATCAGGCTTTGCGTAGCATTCAGAATGCGTATAGTCAACTGCTTGTGGAGTTGAGTGAATCAGTACAAACCAGTAGCGGTACAACTGTATCTAACGAGTTAATTGATGGCAATACAGATATTAAAATCAATCTCTCCCTTCCATCCAATTATCCGCTTGCTTTGAAGGATGCGCTTACAAGTTCTATCCATGATTACATCATTAACAAGTCTTTGATGGATTGGTTCTTCATTACCAATCCTAACGAGTCGAAGACTTATTCAGAATTGTCTGTTGTAGCCATCAAGAATCTGCATGAAACCTTCAACAGACGTGAGAGACCAAGCAGAACGGCTCCTAACGAATAAGGAAGGAGGTGAGTATGAAAGAATGCAGAACATGTCACCTTGGTTACAAGGTAATGATAGAGCTTCAGAAGAAGGAACTGGTGTTTGACATCAAGAATACGGCTGCTGCCTATGCCGATTCCATATCCAGTTCGGTAGAGGATTCACACCTGATTCATAACATCTATGATGTGGGTGAGGATGGCAATCGGGATAAACTGGCTAGGATTCTTGACTCAGCGGTAGAAGACTGCAAGGAAATGCTTTTCAGATATACTAAGATGGAAATGCTTGGTGGTGGTTTTGATTCCAATGAGTGGGAAGAGTGTATAGGTTCCCCGACAAATGATGAGGATGCCTATTATCTAGCCATGAGAATGCCAAATGGATTCTCGAAGACAAGTGTGCATACCATGACGGTATACATTCACGATTATATTGTGAACCAGTCTTTATATGAGTGGTTAATGATTGTTTATCCTGATGGTGCTGATAGATTCTGGGCACTGGCAGAGGATAAGAAACAGAAGATTAAGGATGCCAGCAACCGCTCGGCTGGTAGAGTAAGAATTGCTTTGCATCCATTTTAAATGCTTAGTCGTTTAAGGCTAAGATAAAGTAAGGGTAGCTATCCATCACGGACTGCTACCCTTTATTGTATTAAATGACAAAAGTTATATTATCTAAGTTTGTTCTGCCATCTTGGTTGGAAAGCAGTAGAAATGCTGCTGATGCTTTCATCAGCATCCATATTGCTAATGACGGCAACTCTGAAATAGCGGTATGGAGAGCCAACCAAGTTTCTAAGACTATTGCCTATAGAAGAACCGATATAGAACCAACGTTTCATATCGTTGCTTCCAAAAAGAACCTGTCCGTTATATTTGTTGGCCTCGCACGTCCAATAACCACGGATGATACAAGTAAACATCGTTTTATAGTTATCTCCCTGACCAAGCGTTAATGGTCTTGTGCAGAAAAAGAAAGGAATGTTGTCGCTCGTTTTTTCAACGTAAACATTAACAATCTTTCCTGCTTTGTTGATAGCGTAAGACTCAGGGTAGCTATTAACTCGCTTGGCGAACACATTCACCATCGTTCCCCACAAATTGCTTTTCAGGGAATACACATACGCATAGCTATAGCTAGGATTGAAGACGATGATACGGCTATCGTAATAGTCGTAAATCATGCTTGCATCTTTCATATACTTCCTGAACCTAACATAGGCTACTTCTCCATCTTCAAAGTCTTGCAGTTCAAGAATCGAGAGAGGGTAGTATATGTTTTTCTTAGAATGGCTGTATATTAGAGTGAAGTCGAATGGAAAGCCATCCAATACATCGGTAATGCACTCAGATTCTCGTCCTCGCTGCATCATGATGCCTCGCTCGGTAGGGAACAGAACTGCATCATCAATCTGCAATATACCCTTAGGGTTAGAGCAAATATCTCTGTTGACTGGCTGTCTGGCAATATAGGTTCCTTCTTCGCCCAGCATCAACACCCATACACCTTCATCGGTGAAAGCGTAGAGTGGGGCATCACCAAACTGACCTTCGCTGATTGGTCGGGTATTTGCTGCCATTGCACTAACGATGGATGAGCCAACCTGAACACTATTCTTGGCAGGGAAGACTAGAGGATTCTCAACTTCGCTCACTCTGATAAGTGAAGGCTGGTAAGAATCATCTGAGTTTGATACGGCAAAAATATCTGCTTTCTGCTTGATTGCATTCCAGTCTGATTCCGTAATATCACTCCAATCACCTCCCATAATATCATCAATACCTCCAGTTAGAGTTTGCACGAAAAATGACAAGCCAAAATTAGAAGGGCTATATAATGTAAAACGTTTTTTCTGATACCCAGATGTGCGCTTTACGTAAACGACCATCTCTTTTACATCACTAATTGGAACAGCAATAATATCCTGCCAATTGCCGATACTTCCGTTCAGGTAGTACGTTCCGTTGCTTGTCGGTATCTCATATATGGCGGTAAGATATTCTTCGTTCTTATAACCGTATGGTTGCCGAACTAAACTAGAATCTATGTTTTTCCTGATGCCAGCGATGTGCAGTCGGTTGTTGTATGTAATAGCAGTAGTACCGCCAAACGCTATTCGGTTGAGGTCGGCAAGAGAAATGTTTTCCTCTGCTTGCGTTGGCCTCTTAACAACTTTCGGATGTTCAAATTCACTAAGAGGAATGAATATTGAATGATAGAAAGGCATATTGCCGATGGTGTCGTGAACGTCTCTTGCGTTCATATCATTCAAAAACAAGTATTGATAGTCTTCACTTCCTAATGGGTAAGATTTATCTATCTGATAGAAACTTTCGCCATTGGTGAGGAATATATCAACTCCCTGAACAATATCCTCGTATAGCTGCAAGTTGCCAACTTCTCTAATTTCTATGGTGTATTTGTTGATGCCAACACTTGATGTTATAGTCTTTCCGTTTGGAGCATCAGGTTTTACTGGGTCTTTGTATATGTTTATCTTTCTAGAAACAGCGTTAGACTCTGCACTAGGGAGAACAAAAAGGTTTGATATATTGATGTATGTACCATCGTAAAGACGAAGAGCAGCCACACCGAAAACATTTCTTTTGAGATACTCTGTTCCGAGTTCTGCAAGTTTCTTGTTGGCAATTGCATCAAGGTCTGTAAACATCTTCCTCGTACCAATAGCACTTGTATTGTAGTACATGTTGAGGTTGGCACTCTCAACAATAAAGTAGTCGTAGAAGTTGTCTCCAGCTTCCACCTTCAAAGTAAGGTCTTGGTGGTATGTGTTGGCAATTTCGATACCAAACTGCAAGTCTTCTTTTCCGAAAATAAGATAAGAACCATTCTTCCATATAGCATATTTGGTAGTTTTAATACCAACAAAGCACAAGACGTTTCCGATGGCGCAAACGGTATTAACATGGAAATCATCGCCAAGCAGGAACTCTGTGATTGTATCATCTGCTGAATCCTGCTCTTGCCATCCCCATCTTTCCCTATCTTGAAAGTCTGAGGTACGTATGATATAGTGGGAGTGAATAGCCTGATTGTGTGTCACCTTATGAACCAGTTCTATTGAACTATATTGGTCTATGGTGATATTCTTGCTACTCTCTACTATTATCGGCTGCTGGATAGGGTGGAGTGCCCCATCCTCGTTGATGAGGTTGAGGCAGGTTGCCAACTCCCCATCCTGACAATCGTAGTCGGATGGAGAGTGGGTAAGTCCTTTGAGTATTACTTCTTGTCTTGTTGCCATGTGCTCGAATTTAAGTTTGGTCGCATGATTTCGTAATAAGGTTCGCCTTTGGCTGACTTGCGTGGGATGCAAGTAAGGCGAACCATTCTGTTGAGAGGAAGGTTGTACTCATCAAGGATGGCGGTGATGGAAGGGTAGTCACTTCTGAAACCTACCTTCTTATACTTCTGATTGAATTGAAGCTGAGCGAAGGCGGTGTTGGCTTTGCGAAGTTCTTTCCAGTCTTCACGCATGCAGAATCCGTATGTACCTCGGTCAGATAGTCTGAACACGAAGATGGAATTGTCTGTTCGCTCCTTCTGCATGATGTGGTCATAGATGCCCTTGGAGAGCGTGACCGAGTTGGCTCTTCCGTCCAGTACCACAAAATCGTTGCGGTGTCTGAAACCATTGACTTTATCTATTAAATACTTGAATTTCATGTTGCAAATATAATATGAAAAGTGATAAAATGGATATTATCCGTTAACTTTGTCTTTCCGCTTGGGTCTACCATTGCGGTTGCCATACTTGGTGATGATGGCAGATGCTCGCTCTGAGCGGTAACAGCCACATGATTTGGTTCGTCCGTCACGAAGAGCAGCACCTAGAACCGTACACCCCCTGCCACAATCACACTTGCATATCCAGAACGCACCATGCTGGTGGTTCTCTTTATCAGATTTTCGGCAGACGAGTAATCTGCCGAAACGCTGTCCAGTAAGGTCTATCAACTTTCCCATATTACTTCTCTGCCAGTTTCTTTGCCTCTTCAACTGATACTGGCTTTCCGCTAAGAGGAATGCGGAAGTCGAACTTTGAACGGAAACCATAATAGCCTACGAAATCGAAGCTCTGTTTCATACGCTCGTCTGTGGTGATGTACTTCTTGTAAGCCTTCACCTCCTTTTCTGAGCGGTAGATGTCTGAGTTGACGAAGTAGGAACTGGTTCCCTTGTTAGCGATTACTGCAATAAAGAACTGCTTACCAAGGAATTTTTCCTTGATACGCTGAATGATTGAGATTTTCTTTGTATTCATATATCAATAGTTCGTTAAAATTTGAGATAATGGCTAAGCAGCTTTACGTTGCCAGCCAAAGAGTTCTTTGATAGTATGACTAATTAACTT